TGGTTGCTTTAAAAAAGGCTACAACATCATCCCAGTGAGTCTTAAGATAATTGAAGGCAATTATTCCCCCAGCAACACCGATAGCAATCCAGCCTAAAGGATTAACGGCTGCAAGTGCTGTAAAGGCTGTAGTTAAGACATAAATACCAGCTACAAGACCGCCTATCCACTGGACTATAGGAAGCTTGATTATCTCCCCTATGGGCTTAATAAGATATTCATAAAGAAAGCTTCCAACTTTTCCAAGTACCTTAATCACATCACTAATTTTATTAAACATCAGCACAAAAGCTGCTGCTAAAGCTTCTTGGTTATTTTCAAGCCAAGCCTTTACGGAAGACAAAGAAGAAAGCATGGATCCAACAACTTGCTTTAACTGGGGAAGGGCTGCATTCCCTATGGCCAAAAAGGCTTGTGTAACTGTATCCTTTATATTAGACCAAACCCCTCCAATAGTTTTGGCCTGAGCATCCATTAAACCGCCAAACTTTCCCGTTTCCCCTCCCAAATTGAATAGTGCTTTTCGAACATCTTCAAACCCAACCTTGCCAGCCGACACCATTTTTTCTAAAGATTCTCTACTTACACCAAAAGCCTTTTGCAGTTCCCCTCCTAAATTAACTCCAGCTTCTGTAAACTGTAAAAGTTCTTGACCCATCAACCTTCCCTTAGCAGATACCTGACCAAAGGCTGTAATCAGCTGAGGAAGTTTTTCTGTCCCCACGCCAGCTGCAATATTCCCAAGGGTTGTAAAGGTAGGGATGATATCAGCAGCAGATACATTATAAGCTAAAAGGCGTTTGCTCCCTTCAACTACCTGAGGAAGCTCGAACGGAGTTTCAGCAGCAAATTTTTTGATATCATTCATAAGGGTTTTTGCTTTACCGGAGGAACCAAGCATGACAGAAAAAGCAATGTTCCATTGTTCAAAGTTACTTGTTGTTTCAATTATTGACTTTCCAATATCATAAACTTGTTTTGCCAGGAAAGCCATTCCTGCTACACCGGCAACTTTCTTAAGCGAAGATGTCAAATTATCTCCGGCGCTGCTGGTGCTATTTAATTGACCTTCCAAAGCCACAATTTGACCTTTGGCTTTTTTAAGGTCAGCAGTTAATTTATCATTCAATTTAAGAATGATCTCTATTAATTTTGAATCAGTTAAGACCATTTTACTTAACTCCAGATTCAAGGTTGGCCAATTGTTCGGCTGTCAAAAGTGGTGCCGTAAGTTCACCGACACCCTTGGAAAATCTTTCCCGATTCTCTTCAAGCCTATCTTCATCCCTGATTTCACCAACTATTTCATTAACTTTTTTCAAAGCATCCTTATTCCCAGAACCTGCTGAAGCAGCAATAGATGCCATATTCAAATCAACAGCTCTCTGCCTTTTTTCTATCTTTAAAAGGTTTTCTAAACTCTGGTAAAGTTCAACTTCAGATAATTCCTTTATATAATCCAAAGTCCATCCAAACCCTTTTGCCAAGTAAGCATAGACTTGATCAATTTTTACTCCGGCTTCACCGCCCTCTGTGCTTCGCTCAAGAAAAAATCGTTGCTTTCCTTTATACGCTGCATTGCCCAGATGGTAAATTGATCACAAGTATTTGAATCAATCTCATCAGAAAACTTTTCAAAAGTTCCGATGACTTGTTTATCTTCATCTTTAAGAAATGACCATATGACTTCAGGAACATTGGCTGAAGCATCGGCCATTTGTGAAAGTTGATTTTCGGTTGCTGAAGCATCCTTGCTAGTATTCATCGGAATAACAATTTTTTTAATCACTTGAGACTTCCGGGAAGGATTCATTTGCTTCAAAACATAAGTCTTTTCATCAAATTTAAGTTCAAAATTTTCAGGCATGATTTATGCCTCCTTGTTTAATTCTGGGGAAGGGGCTTTCACCCCTCCCCCAGCAGAGCTTACCGATTGATGAAAGTTTCCAAACCAACAGCACCAAACACCGGGTCTTGAAGCAACTTGATGGTTGTTTCAAAGGATGCCCAGTTTTTGTACAAAAATTTCAGGCCAGAGCCGCCAGAAGAAATGCACTTCGGATAATAAGCAGAACGGATTTTGGTACCAATCCGTTCTCCATAAATCGTCAGAGCAAATTCATAAGGCGCAGAACCTGTTTTCCCAACATAGTGCTGTAACAAATATGTACTGATTGGACGGACCCTGAAGGATGCGATGTTGCCCGCTGTGAAAGCGATGGTTCCACTTCCACCTGTCAGGGTTAAACCATTTGATGTCGTCGGAGCACCAGCGGTGATTTCCAAAGGTGCAGAGTTGATTTTTAAAGCATCGTTGATAAATACAGTTCCATCAACGCTGGAGTTGGAATACAAATCAACGTGTGTGGCATCCTGATACTTAATTAAATAATCGCCACACTTCAACGAAACACCAGCATCACTGGACGCAACTGTGGCAATACCTGTGGTTGCGTTATAAATTGTTGAACCGACTTCATTAACAGGGGTGCTTACGTTGCCGGCTGCTTCACCATCCGTATCTTCAACAACAGAACCTGATACCCATGGGCTGAAATATTTCATGATACCAGCATTATACTCTTTTACAGTGAGTTTAAGCTCACCTTTTGCTTCCCCAGGTGCCGAAGCCCAAGGGAAAGCTGAAGAACCGCCACGCAAGTCAATCAAATCCTGGGAAAAGTCAGCCTCCCCACCATCCAAAACTAGCATGGTAAAAAGTTCATGGGTGACTAAATCACGAAGTGTGGCTTGGTGAATACCAAAATTAAAAAGCGGATTGCTTAAAGCCATTTTACCCTCCTTGATATTTAATTGATGAAAGGCTTGCTTGCCTTTTCACCTATGGGTTGTAAGATACAACCTTTGAACAAGTTACGCTCAGCACGCAACTTATACCAGAGCCGAAAGAATATTGTTCAACTGCATTTGAAACTGTGCTTTCCTTAAGTAAAAAAAACATACCATCTGATTTTGGAATTGCCAAGATTGCCTTAATAACAGTATTCTGAATTGTTGTTAAAGCATTAATAGGATCAGCATCATCATCTGCCACAATGATTAATTTAATTTCATAAGTTTCAACAACATCATTACCTTGCTGCCTATCATATATGGTTTTTAATTCACTTATACAAAGGGCAGGCAAGGCAGAATCCGTAAGCAGCTTTTCTGAAACCTTTTTATCAAGAATTGAAGTTGATACAAAGAGTCCAGAACAAGCAGTAACAATTTTATCAATCACATTGCGCTGAGTTGTATTTGGCATTCACTTTCTCCCTTAAAGATGAAGACTGTTAAAAATTTCTTTTTTGAAATTATTATAAATAGTGTCTTCAGCTTTAGTCATCCCAAAAAATGGAGACCTTTCAGTATTCCCTTGTGCCTTCTTCTGTTCAGATGCACTTCCAAAAAAAAGCCGTACTCCATTTTTACCAATAAGAGCTTCTGAAAGCGAAGCCAACATTTTGCCTGAGAAAGTTAAATCCCTAACACTTACTTGACGGCCTTTTTTCTTCTTCCATTTCTTATAAGCCGGAGTATAACCAGGCATCTTTCCATTAAGCCCAATTCCTTTTTGACTTCGTTGCTTTATTGAAGAATTGATAAGTTGCCCGGTTTTAAGCATAAGAGAATAAAGATTGCTTATCCGGTTTATCAAATCCTCAAAAGATTTTTTTGTTGCACCACTCTTTACTGTTATCATCGGCTCATGAACACTCCTTGATTTTTTGCTGCAGCCAAATCTTCATTCTCAATTTCCGTGCTTCCCTCTCTGAGGTAAGCGAGCCGAGCCAAAGACCCATCGATGATATCTTTATATTTGTTCATATAAAGTTTGTACTTGAATTGATTTATGTCGCCTTCTGTTAAAAGCAAATCAGCATAAATTTCAGCAATAAGATAATAACAGAAAGCAGTTTGGATTTCACAAAGGTTGATAATACGCGCCAAAGGATCAGCTTCATCAGAAAATTCATCATATAGAAAACGAAACTGAAGCTTAAGCTTTTCCTGAAAAAAGCGTTTAACGCTTTCAATCTTATTAGCAAGCAGGGTATTTGAAACCTTGGTAGCTGATGCCATATCGCTTTCAAAATCATCAAGTGTTCCCCTGGTTACAAAACTTATAACATAAGTTCCAGAGCCTGCAATTGCATTTGAGAAAAGGATACTAGTAGATGTATTCCCTGTAATTTCATATTCGGTTGCCACAGCACTTACTGTTATAACTATTCGATACCCTTTCAGCTCATTCGTTGAAACCGCCAAAGCTGCCGGCAGGGTTATTCCGGCTGAATTGTAAATAGTAAATGATCCAGAGAATGAGTTGAACATTTTAACCTCCGATGATCAAAGGGTCAAGTATCTCAAGTTGCTGGATGCTCAAATTCCCAGGCAAGGCATCAGCTTCAATGCTCAAGAAACCTACCTCAATTTCCTCTTTTAAAAGTTCTTGGACTTCTTTTTGTTTTGCTTGCTGAATGCTTATAACGGTTTGATTTGCAAATTTTAATTTTGCAAATTCTTTATCGAATGCAGCTTTGCGATCACCAAAGACATATTGCCCATCCTTGATAACAGGTTTAAGGTTTTCATCTTTCTGGGAAAACCTTTCACAAAGCGCAATTCGTTCATTTTCAAAAGTCATAAATTCCTTACTCACTACAGAAATTTTTACCAATTCAGCTTCCACATTCTGAGTCACTTTTATATTGCGCTGAAGAAAGTGAGAAAATTTTGTGTTTCGTACATCAGAAAAAAAGTTAATAAGGTTGCGTCCAAATTCAATAATTTCTTGTCTTGTCTTTTTAATCATTGTCATTTTTAAATCCTCCTTGGATTTTTATTCAAGAAAATTTTTATTTTCTTGGATGAATAACTTTTAAGTGGGGCAAGTTTAAGCCCTGCCCCAAGGCTTTTTAATCTCCAGCAGTCGTCGAAACTCGTTCATAATCAGAAGTAGCATTGCTGTTAGCAACTTTAAAATACAGCACGCCGCCCGTGGATAAATAAAGAGAACCTATCGGCGCTGCTTGGCCGTTGGTACTAAGCCGGGCTGCATCGCGAGTGGTTGCAGTGCCTGAAATATACCAGGTCCCAGAAGGATTTTGAATATATCCATTTGTCATAATCAAGTTACCAGCAGTAATGGTAGTGCTGCCTGAGGAAACAAGGACACCATTCCCGACTGTCAATTTTCCATTAAGCCCTGTATCATATGTCACACCCAAAGCCCCTGCATTAACAGCCCCTGCATTAACATCTGCAGAAGCAGTAAGGCTTCCTGCTGGAATTGAAATATTTCCTGCTGTCACTGTAACATTCCCAGAAGAAACAACAAGCCCGTTTCCGGCAGTTAAGCTGCCTGAAGCAGATGCGTTCCCATCCGAAAGGGTTAAGTTTCCGGCTGTAATAGTAGTGCTACCGGACGTGACTTTAAGCCCATTCCCAGCAGTTAAAGCCCCGGTTGAAGTGATTGTTCCTGCGCTTAAAGTTCCAGCTGAAGCGGTTAATCCCCCAGCAGTCAAGGAAATGCTGCCGGCAGTGATAGTTACATTACCAGGCGCCACGCGCAAGGACTGAATTGTGGAAGCCCCAGGAAGGGTTAAAGCCCCTGCCCCTGTTACAAACGCAGAGCCATTGGCCAAGAAAATAGACTGGCCGGTACCAACAGTCAAGCCAGTTGCATCCGATGAAATTGTTACAGGATTCCCGTGACCATTATAATCAACTCCACGGGCTGCAAAGACCTGAGGGGAGAACATCAGGGAAAGAATCAAAAATAAGAATAAAGCTTTGAACCTGTGCATTTTGACCTCCTATACCTTTTTATTTTAAACCTTACCTCAAAGAAGCAGGTTTCAAATTATTAAATTCTTTACCGGCATACTTACCAAGGACAGAAGCTTCTTTTTCATCCTTGGGAGTATAATAGCCGATAACAAAGCTTCTGTTAAGCTCAGGACACCAGAAACCCTCTGAAAAAAATAAAGTCTTTGGTACCTTTTTAATTTCAGCTTTCAGGGTTTCCTGGGATGGATCTTTTTCAATCTTTGCCATTTCCTATTCCCTCCCTTTATGGCTGAGGGAGGGGATAAACTCCCCTCCCAGCCAAATTATTTACGGCTTACAGCAAGCCGTAAATTTCACAATGGTCATAACCAACGCCTTCAACAATGAAACCAACAGAGCCTTGTAGAGAGATTTTCTTCTCGCGTGTGGAGCTTGCCGGTTCATCAGCAAAGCGCAGGACATCGCCTTCTTGCCAACCCTTTTGACATTTACTTGCTGTCAAAATGGCAACTTTGGCATCTGCACAGTCCTGATCAACAACAACATTCAGGGTTTTATTCTCATACACATACTGGCTGACTGAATAACCAGCCTGTGTATCTTGGCGGTTTGTCTGAATGAACGCCTGATTGAACGCATTCAGGATGGTCTTGTATTTCTGGGAAAGCAGAATGGTATCAGGGTTTCCAGTTTCGAAAATCTGAGCCAATGCTGCATCGAGAATGGTTTTGCTGAATGCCGTCGAGCTGGCATTATAGCGGTTCACAGGACGGGTTGAGCTGGAAGTGTCTTCCAGTTGTGCATACAACCCGGCGCTGGAATAGGGGTCAGTGGTCTTGGCCCCAGACTGCTTGACGCCAAGCAAAGCCATACGGGCCAGAAGGCCGGCACAGCGATACATTGCTTCATCTTTCAAAACCTGGATGTTGTCACCAACACCACGCCGACCGACAAGCTGCTGAGACAACTCATACTCGATTACATCCATGTAGGTATTGACATAGTTGGTGTATTTGTATGTAGTCTCAGCCCGGCCCGTCAAATTCTTCAGGTCAGTATCGTGCGCGGCATAACCCAAGACCGTATAGGCCGTGGTATCTGCGTGCGCAGCACCTGAAGTTCCAGCTGCTCCACGGCTCCAGACAGCAATGGTGTAAGCAGAGTTGTCAACTGATTTAACGATGACAATTTCATTTTCTATTTTCAGGATCATACCAGGGATCAGCTTGTTGGTATTAGCAGTGGCCATCGGAAGGGAAGTTGTCGCAGACCCATCAACCCAGCCTGTACCTGCGCCCGTACCAATGGTGCCATTCAGCGCGGTAATCGTCCGGCCATAAATCTCAAAATTCTTTCCGGTGATTGCAGCAGCAGGTGCACTCATCATATTCCAAAAAACACCTTGCGTTGCAGCCAGCTGAACAGCTTTGGCCGAGACCAAGACATCAGGCTGGTGTACTGCGGTTGCATCATCGTAAATGGTAATTGTTCCAAGTTCAAAAGCCATGTTTCCTCCTATTTATTTTTTGCCGGCAGCATCCCGAAGCTTTTGGAGTTGGTTTGCCAATTGCCTCATCTTAGCCAATTCCTGGGGCGTCAAGTTTGCCTTTGCCTGCAAGATTTTGAATTCAACTTCAACTGAATCCAAGTTTCCTGAATTTGGTTTTCCGTTTTCATCACCATTTCTGGTGTCGTCTTTCTTTGTCTTGAACAGGTGGGGTTTAGATTTCTTGAGATTTTCAAGTTCAGCATCAACCCCATCAACAGTAATACTGCCGTCAATTTCCTTGATTACAAACTTCCCTTTATCAAGCAAACGCAGAACATCTTCTGCATCAAAGGGGTCTTTCTTAGAAATTTCACGCAGCAAAACACTGTTGATCTTTTCCTGCTTACGCTCTCCGATAAGTTGCTCAAGCTGAGTTTTTGTAGCTTTGAGTTCACTGTCTTTCTGTTCAAGCAATTTCTGAAATTCTCCAGCCTTCTTCAGTTCTTCTTCCTGTTTGGCTTTTTCTTTAGCCTCAATTTCAGCCAATTTTTCACGAAGCGTTTTTGCTTCATCATTCACTTTCTGAAATTTGTGATACGGCACTTTACTTTTTTCATCAGCAACCAGTTGAGCATGCTGAGTTTTCTTGGATTCGATCAATTTTGTCATTTCTGACTTTTTGGTCTCATCCTTCTCAGCTGCCAATCCAGCCTCCAGTCCTTGGATTTCTTTTGCCAGCGTTTCTGGGTCCATTTGTTCCTCCATCAGATTTTTTTGAAGGGGTTTACTCCCCTCAGATTTTTGTCCAGGTTTACTCCTGGTTTAGATTTTGTTCAAGTTGACTCTTGGCAGACTTTGCAGGAATATTAATTGGTAGGCTTTACCAACCCCTATTTTAAACGATAAACATTCAAAAAGCTATTAAATTAAGACACCAGCTTCTTGATCTGTCACAGGTTCAAGAGTGTGGCGGCAATTATAAAGAGTCATCATATAAGCTTGTATGGCTTTAGCTTCATCAACAGGGAATATTTTACCAACGTGCGCAGCACAGTAAGGCCGGGTCACAGAATCCATTGGACCTACATACTTGAAATAACTGAAATTGTCATAAAGCTTTGTAAAATGCGCATCCTTATAAGTATTCAAAAGGGAAGTGTTAGCCAAAGTATAGATATGCTGCTCATAACTAGGATAAAGGTTTTTAAGCCCTTTGACGATATCAGAGAATCCCAGACCTTTACCTAGATTTTGAAGAAGCAGGGATTTAACATCAGCTTTCATCATAGTTGATTCATACTTTATTTGATCCAGGGCTGGAGAAGCGAGCTGTGAAAGCACCGTTAATTCGCTTGCTGTAAGCTTAATACTATATTCAGCAGCCAAATTATACTGAAGTTGATTGACAACAGAATTATAATCACCTTGATATTGATTGCTTATTTTCTTTTCAGCATTACCGATTTTTTTATTTGCTAAACCAAGTTTGATCATCGGTGGCTGATCAGGGTTGCTGATAAGAATTGACTCAATATTATGCCTAAGGCTTGCAGCTTCTTTTCTCAGAGCAGCAGCCTTTATCTCAACATCATCAAAAACTTGTTGAGTTGTTTTCTTAATCTTGCGCTTGGCCATTTGGCATCATCCCTTTTTTATTCTTCATAAAAGGCATCTCCCCTTGAACATGTCGCTGAGGAAGGGGCTTGCCATCCGGCCCTAACTCTTGGTCAGGAATAATTGGTTCAGGCTCTGTTTCTTTATTGAATTCAATATTCCTTTCGTAAAGTAATTTTGCTTCTTCTTCACTAATGTCAGGATTCTGTTCCATAATCCAGTCAACAGAAGTTTTGAAGTTGTTTTCAATCATCACCAAGAAGTTGTTAAGCTTCTTTTCCATATCAGCAGCAGTTTCTTCCGGGTCAGGATAATCAACATTTATTCCAAGACCAGTAGGAAGCTTGCTGCTGTTGTCTCTATTATAAACACAAATTAATGTTATGAAAATATTCTCTTCATTGAGCTTCCAAATTTCTTCCTGGTTTGTTATCTGCTTCACAAGGTCTTTTCTATCAAGATTCTTTGATTCTGCGGTTGTCTTTTCCTTGCTGCCTGTTAAAGCATCAGAGTTAATACCTTTAAGAGTGAACAAAAGGCGTATCATATCCATCACACTCTGAGTAAGTTCTGTGATTTTAGCTTTGTTCTCAAGCTCGCCGATTTCAACTTGTTTAACATTGCTTCCTGGAACAGGGTCATCCTGTTGAAATTCTATCCAACCAGTAATGTCCATCTTAGGCTCATCAGGAAGTTTAGCATTTACAGAATACTTAAGGCCAAAAGCCCCATATCTCTGAATATACCGGATTTCAGTCAAGGCAATACAAATCTGCTTGATGACATCATTTGTGTCCTTGTCCTTTAAGTTCCAAAAGCCATCCAAAGGCAAATCACTTCGCACGACAACAAAGGGAGGAAAGCCAGAACCAATATGCTGGACTGTTTCTTGTGCACCATCCTCCCCAGAAACCTTTCCCTTATACTTAACCAGTTCTTCAACAGCCCGGTTAGGCTTTATAACGCTTTCGCTGCCAGTCAAAACTTCAAATTTTTCCAACGTCCACATTTCATAAATAGGGTTAAGTATTTGCTGCTGATTGCTGCCAATCCCACGCATGAAATAAAGCTGATTCATCTGAGTAGAGTCGTCAATGTCCTCGGCAACAGTAACTACATCACTCGGTACAAAATCAAGGCGCATCTTTCCTTCACGATTATTCACTTTATAAATGGCGGTTGACAAAAGGTTGGAATATATTTCTGATTCCTTTATGCGCAAACAAAATTCCCTATCATAAAACCCATCAAGAATTTTTTTCAAATCCTTATCTGCATAATACTTATTCTTTTCCATACCATCCTTGATTTCATCAACAAGGATTTTACCATCAACACTGAATGTCCTGTTAGGCTGGTGTATGTAAACAGCACTGACAGCATCAGTAAACGTCTGAAGAAGGGGAAAGGGTGTAATCAGGTTGCACATAGCATCCTGAATTGTTTTCGATTTAATTGATGCCGTGATAGCAGTTCTCAAGTAAGTTGAACCAAAGCCTCTGTATGTGTCTATAAGTTCGGTAGCATAGACGCGCCGTTGTTCATCTGTGAGAATGATCGCACGCATGACTGATTTAATAACTGCCAGCGCACCATTTCCAAATTGAAATAAACTCATCTGAATTTTACCTCCGCTGATTTTGACTTAACAATTATAGGAAACTCACAAGCAATATAATATCCAAGCGCATCGCTGGCATGAGTTCTTAATGGATCTGTTTTATCCACTTCTCCATATTTGTTCCTAACACATTGAATGAAATCCTCTTTCACTTCCTTAGCAACAGGGTTTAATCTAATTGCATTTTTAGAAAGGCGTGCATTGACACATTTAATCCGCGTTTCAACAGCCGGGTTAGCTTCTGGAACACGGTACTTAACCGAATTAAAGTATGGACGCAACTCTTGATCTATGATTGTATAATCAGTTCCGTTCCCTCTTGTATCCCTATGTTCCCCAGAAGCATCACCATATACTACCAAATTTAAATCACACTTGCCTTCCCTATTCTTAGGCACCCATTCAAGAAGTTCTTTGCACATATTGGGTGTATTGCTATTCGGCTTACTTATTTCATGAAGCACCCGTATATCTTCACGGCTTATATGCTGGGTAAGTAACCAATTCATGGGGTTGACGTTAAAATCTACACAAAGGTTAAGAGGCAATGCCGGATTAACAATCATCGGCGTTTTAACAATATGTTCCTCTTGCTTAAATGCATAATAAATTGAACCTTGTGTCATGTTCACAAATAATCCGCTCAAGTAAGCCTGTAATAAAACAGGGTCATAACTTTCAATTAAATCTGGTATATAATTTTCAGGTAAATTGGCAGAATTTTCCCGGGTGTCTGCCCTATACATTTCATATGAAGCTGTACGGTTCTTTTCCCAACGATCATAAGCAAATCTGAATCCTTCTGGAGTAGTGACAACGCCAATTGTATTCTTTACTCCATACGGTTTTTTAAATCTATTGCGAGCAATAACCTTTTTCCAGCAATCCTCAGCCTTAGCCTTCGGCATGGTGTCTATTTCATCCACAACACTATCTGCTACTTCAAATCCTATGATTGAAGAAGGTTCATCAAGGCTTCGCATAATAATCTTGCTCATCCCTTGAATGTGCATTTCTTTTGCTGATTTATTTAATAAATATTTTAAACGATATTTGGCAGCAAACTCTTCAAGTTTATCAAACCACACATCACGGAGTACGCCATATGTTGGCGCATAAATAGCAACAGGGCACTTTTGATTCTTGATCTTAAGGTCCATGATGCGATAAAGACCGCCTGTGGTTTTACCAGAACCATAACCGCCTATAATGGCTGGGTAGGTTGCTTGACTAGTAGCAAACTTGCGCTGTGCTTCTAGTGTTTCAACTTCAGCAATTACATCCATCAGTCAACCTCCAAAAACCACCCATGAATCTTTTTCAAAAATCCAGGTACAGTTCCTGAATCCCTTAATTTCTGTCTTTTGGATATTGTAGCTGATACCGGCGCTGTTACCAGGACATTGGCTATAGAACAAGCATTTGTTTGACCAGTTGTACCTCCACAAGAGATTCCAAAAAATATGGTACCTGTAAAAGGTGTACCAGAAGTAAGATGCTGAGAATAGACAAGAGTCCCATTTTGATAAACATTTTGATATGTAGCAAGATTTTCAATAATAATGTGATCATTATTTGCTAAAGCTGTTGGTGAATTTAAAATTACTTCCCATACTCCACCTCCAACTCCTGTTAAAGTAGGGATAAATGTATCTGGCCCACTTACTTTGTGTTGAACAGAATAATAATTTGTACCTCCTGTATTGCATCCGAAACCAACAGTAAATTTACTTACTGTAGCATTGCCTGTAAGAGTGTTTGAAATATAATCAAATGAAATAGTATAAGGTTGAGTCCAGCTATGACCAAGGTCATATTTATACCAGCCATAAGAAGTAGTTGTACCTCGTGTTATATTAAGGTTTCCTTGCCAAACCTCATCAGAAACAAAAGAAGGTGAACCGCTACCTACATTTTTAAATAAAGTATAATTGTCAGGTGGCTCTGTACTATCAAAATCATCCCTATATAAAACATTAAGAACAGGAGTTTGAGTTGGAGTTGGTGTTAAAGTTGGTGTCATAGTATAGGTAAGTGTTGGAATTTCAGTAACATCCTCCATATAATAATATTGGCTGAGATGTTCTTCGGCTGTTAAGGCTGTAGGATAAAAAATAAGAGTTGTCAACCAACCAATAAAATAAAACAAACCTCCGCTTGGATCGCCAGCTTGAAACTTTTTTGAATCAAGTGCCCAAGGCTGCGAAAGTGTGGCTGTGTTATAAAAATTACCATTTTGACCTATCTTTAAACTTGTCCCGTTATAATGCCAAGTAGAAGAATGCCATTGATTTAAAATAGTCGGCATCCCGACACTAACACCTCCATCCGAGGCCGAATATGCCCACGTCATATCTCCTGATCCACCTACATTCCCGCGTTGTAATCCGTTTCCTTCCTCGCCATCCCCAATCCAATAAGGACAATTCCCTATAGTTGACCTGGTTTCAGCGGTTATTGTCATATTGGCATAATAAGCAAAAGTTCCAGCTGTATTTGAAATGAATTCAGAACAAAAATTTCCGCTATGCCTAAATGTAGAATTTACCCCAGAAAAAAATAAAGCAGCCCTGCCATTTATTTTATTAAAATCAACGGTTATGGTAAAATATGTATTGAAAGTACGATTGAAACCACTTTGATCATAAAATTTTGTAACGGTTAAAGTATCTCCAATCGCACTTATCCAATTTGTGGCTGAAGAGGTTTTGTAATTATAAGTACCATTTTGAATGTCCCATATTTCCCTTGTATCGGCATTTAAGGCACTGGTTACTTGTAAAATATTAAGAGTTGAATTGTTTGTCAATCGGCGCGTATCATATAACCCAGAAGGGTTAAGCAACACAGGGTTAACCTTTGTCACAACAGGGGTTGCCGGGATAGGTGTAACCGTAGGCGTTGCCGATGATGTGGGTGTGGCCGTGACCGATGGCGTGGATGTTAGTGTAAATGTAAACGTAGGGGAAACAGTATTAGTTGGTGATGCCGTTGGTGTCTCATACCCCTGATCAGACGCAAAATTATGAGTGTTGGTAATTTGATTCTGGGTCAAATCGGAATCCCACATGGCAACCACAACATAATCGGTATCTGCATATAGCCCGGCAGTTCCGTTCCCGCCAAAACAGGCATAATTGCTCATACTCGACGTATTACCAGACGAAACCGAAGAAATGCTTGACCCGTCTTTGTATAGGGAAAGACTTCCGCCCGTGTGATACCATACCCACGATCCAAAAGCGGATGTGGAATAAGTGGTTCCGGTTCGATCCTCATTTCCATCCCAATTCCAAGCCCAGACATTATTATTTGCGCCAATTGTACCCTTGACCAGGCCCATATAGCCAGTATTGTCTCGGCATATGATCGGAATCGAATACGAATTTGCACCTGATCCGGTGTCAGCATTGATCCTCAAATACACGAATTGGACACCCAAATTATTATTTAAAACAGAATCCAAATTCCAAGCGGCATTGGGGGCGGCCGGGTTGCCTAAAAGATAACTGTTTGATCCGTTTAGATGCACTGTGGCACGACCACCCGAAACATTAAAATTCAAAATAGGATCGGTTGCCGTGTATGACTTTAAGGCCCGTGAAATGGTATTTTGACAATACCAATACTTGACCGTGATTGTATCCCCGGTTGCATCCACCCAAGTTCCACCGGAAATTTTATAATTGTCTGAATATCGCTCAACGTCGTATAGATCG